AATTTGAATTTATGCCAAAAAGCGAAATCGAAAAGCGCAAGAGCCGTTCAAAAGCTGCATCATCTAAGTTTAGCCCTTGGCATACGGATTATGAGGAAATGGCAAAGAAAACCGTTGTTCGTCACATGTGGAAATACTTGCCGATTAGCGTTGAAATTCAGCAACAAGTTGCGTATGACGAAGGAACAGCACGAAGTATCAAAGATATTACTCCAAACGATGATGTTTTTCTAGAAGCTCCGAATGACATTATCGATATAGAAGAACAGGAAGAAAATAAATCATCTGAACAACCTGCTGATTCAGAACAGACAGAGGTAATATTCGATGATGTTCAGTGAAGTCACGACAAAAGTTCTCCTCCCGGCATGGATCTGGGAGGAGGCCAAAGACCAAAATCACTTTAAAAAGCTTGTACTAGATTATATGCGGAGATATCCGGAGTATTCCATCAAAAGTGTAAAAGGTCAATTTGCGGTTTGTATACGGAAATAAATTCGGTTCATTAAAGGGGGGAAAAGTGAAATGGCAAGACCAGTAAAAGAAGGCCTGGATTACTTCCCACTAGATGTTGATATTGATCAAGATGACAAAATTGCATTAATAGAAGCTCAACATGGAGTAACTGGTTTCGCAGTTGTTATTAAATTGTTAATGAAAATTTATAAAAACAGTTACTTCTATGAGTGGACAGAAAAAGAACAATTACTCTTTTCGAAGAGAGTTAATGTCGACATTAACCAAGTTAATGCAATCATTAATGACTGTGTTAAGTGGGGGGTCTTTGATAAAGAACTCTTTGAAACATATGAAATACTTACTTCTAAAGGAATTCAACGCAGATATTTGGAAGCAGTAGGCAGGAGAAACAAGGTAATTATTAAGAAAAAATACTTACTTTTAGATAGTGAAATAGTTAATGTTTACAAAAACTTAGTTATTGTCGACGAAAACCACCAATCAAATGAAGTAAATGACAACATTAATACACAAAGTAAAGTAAAGGAAAGTAAAGTAAAGAAAAGTAGTAGTGCAGAAACAACAACAACAACTACCATTATCGAACCAATTGCTCTTTTTGAAAAAACACTTTGTAGATTATCTCCTTTTCAATCGCAACAACTCATTGAATGGGAAAAAGACTTTAACGGAAATAAGGAAATCATCAATGAAGCGATTCGTATCGCTGATAACAAAAACAAAAGGTACTTCGGATTTGTGGAATACCTGTTGAAAGAGTGGGCAGACAATAAACTAGAAACGCTCGATCAAATAAAAACTTACGAGAATAATAAATTCAGCAAATCATCAAAGGTCGTTCCAATGAAAAAAGCTAGTGAAATAGATTGGGAGGCGCTGTGATGACACGAGACGAAGTGAAAGAAATTTTCAAGTTCATCAAGTATATATACCCGAACTTTGAAGTGAGTTCAGAAAAAATTGATATATGGACAGAGCTATTGGCTGACCAAGATTTTTCAACGGTGATGAAAAAAGCCAGGAAACATTCGCTAGGGCATAAATATCCTCCATCCATAGCTGAGTTAAGGGTGTGCGAGGCACCAGAAAACGATTTTTTAAAGAAACGTCAGCAATGGTTAAAAGAGGGAGCTGAACGAATTGCAAACCAAAGAAATGACGTCCATGGATAACGTAATAGAAAAACAATCCAACTTAGAAGCAGAAAACATGGTCTTGGGTGCTGTATTGCTGGAACCGGAAATTATTCATGAAATCACTCTGGAACCGGAACATTTTTCAATCGCTAAAAACCAAATTATTTTTAAAACCATGCGAGAGTTGATCTCTGAAAATGTTGCGATTGATGTTGTTACCATTGCGGACAAATTAGGGGACAAAATCGAAAATATCGGTGGAATAAGTTACCTTACTAATTTAGCAGTATCGTGTCCAACAACGGAAAATGTTCAATCTTATGAACGAATTGTGTTTGAGCAGTACAAGAAAAGAAAATTAGTATCAGTTGCGGCTAAGTTTTTAAATGAGCGGACAGACGAGACGGCGGAAGAAATCTATAAAACCTATCTTGAAATTCAAGAAGTAGGGACAAAGAAGGAACGCACCAGGCAAGATGTTCTTGTCGAGATTTTTGAGGAAATGAATGAGGATAAAGGCGTACTAACTGGAATTGATACAGGTTTTACGGATCTGAATGAAATGACAGGTGGATTAAGTGGCGGAGACTTAATTATTATTGCGGGAAGGCCGAGTATGGGGAAAACTGCATTTGCACTAAATATCGCTTTGAATTGTTGTACAAATGGCGGAGTGGCTGATGTGTTTTCGTTGGAAATGCCGGAAAAACAATTAGTGCAGCGAATGTTAAGTAATTTTGCGGATATTCAAGGTAGCAAGTGGCGAAATCCATACCGAATGTTTTCAGATCATGATTTTGAAAAGGCTACTGAGGCTATTGGTATTTTTGAGAATTTGGGTATTTATATTCATGACGAACCAAAACAAACAGTTACCGATATCCGTGCAGCCGTGAGAAAAACCCAAAGAAAACATCCAGAACAAAATCATGTGGTCGTTATCGATTATTTGCAACTGATTACGGTCCTTGGACGATTTGAGCGGTATGACTTAGCTATTGGCAGTATTACAAAGGAATTAAAGCAAATGGCGCGTCAATTCAATGTTCCTGTAATATTACTATCCCAGTTATCAAGGGCAGTTGAACAGCGACAAGACAAACGTCCCATGATGTCAGATTTACGTGATTCAGGAAGTATAGAGCAAGACGCAGATATCATCATGATGTTGTACCGGGAAGACTATTATGACAGGGAAACACAAAACAAAAACATTGTGGAAGTGAATATCGCAAAACACAGAAATGGACCGGTTGGAGTGATTCAGCTGTTATTCGAGAGGGAATTCAGCAAGTTTCTTAATCTTGAACGGAGAAGGAGCGAAAACAATGAGTAGCCAAATCGTTTTCAAGAAGTTGCATAGCCATTATCAAGCTACCGGGAAGATCATGCAAAAGGAACAGTTTATCGATGAAATTGCAAGGGAGTTTACGCAAAAAGATGTTATTGAGGGGTTAATGATTTTTAATAATTTTTTAGACGAGTCTAGGAAGAAACGGAGGGGTTTTTATGGGAATGCTGTATAGAACGGTAAACATGGTAAATGACCTAAAAAAACAATCAATCATTAATGAGTTGTTAGCAATGGGCTTTGACGGCGACGGTGCAGTTAGTATATATGATCTTGATTACTACGAATTAAAAAGAATCCTCGTCATGGAAAGGATACGGAGGGTGTAGGAGGGATAAAGGTGCGTGAGATTAAGTTTAGGGCTTGGGACAAGTTAAACAAATGTTGGCTGGAGTTCGGACCAGGGTTATTAAATTATTTTGTAGCGTGGAAAACTCATAAGGAATTTGAAGTTTCAGGTCGTGGGCATTATGAAATCTGCCAGTTTACCGGATTAAAAGATCAGAACAAAAAAGAAATCTATGAATTGGACATCGTTAAAACTTACGAGAACGAAATCGGAGAAGTAATTTTTGATTCGGGTGAATTTGTAATAAAGATTTCAGGTGATTATTACTCATTTGATGATCTGTGGTCACTAAAATATGGATATTTATTCGAAGTGATTGGGAATGTTTTTGAAAACCCAGAACTGTTGGAGGATAAATAAATGTATCTTTTAATACCAATTGAGCCAATGGGAGCCGTCCGAATGACCGGGAGGGGAAAATACATCAAAAAGAACGCACTCAGGTATTTGGCTTATAAAGAGCAAATTCAATGGGAAGTCAAAAAGCAGTTTAGAAGAAAAGAATTACTTGCGGGACCGATTGAAGTGAAGATTACATTTTTTATGCCAATGCCTAAAAGTTGGAGCAATAAGAAAAAGTCAAATTCGGTTGGAACATATCACACCAAAAAGCCAGATACAGACAATTTAGTTAAAGGTATATTTGACGCTTTAAATAAACTCGTTTGGCAAGATGATAACTTAGTAGCAAAAGTCAGTGCAAAGAAGATTTACGCTGAGAATCCTAGGATTAAAGTTGAAATTTGGAATTTAAGGGAGGATATGGAATGAAAAATATTATTGATTTGAACACATTTGCAGATGGTGCTCTTGTGGAAAGAACGAATGTAGAACTACAAAAGATTTTGGAAAATATTGCGGATCCAAATACAGATCCCAAGAAAAAACGAACTCTTACAATTACAATTAGTCTGGCTGCAGATGATAATCGTGATGTGGTCCTTACAAGTGTAGTTGCTAAGTCTAAGTTGGCACCAGCAAAAGATATTCAAGCTAAGTTAATTATGGATTTAGATAACAACGGGAAGGTTACAGGCGCAGAACTTAAATCTGGCGTTAAGGGGCAAATGTTTATGGATGTTGAGACTGGCGAGGTTTTAGATGATACCGGTTCAAAAGTCGAAACCATTGAAGGTAAAATTATTAATCTTAAAACTAACTAATAGGGGGAATGGAAAATGATAAAAGAAGCATTACAATACATTGTTGGATTAGGAAATTTAAAAATACATTATGAAAATGGCCAAGCTTATGCAAATCAACCTTTACATGTTTTAAAAGAGCCTACTGTAGCACCTATTGAAGTTCGTAGCTTATCCGGTTTAGTAGAGTACCTTACAAGTCAATTTGATACGGAAGAGCAATTAATGGTCCATGTTAGTTCTCCGACAGAAGTCATTGCATTTAGTACATTAAATTCAGATGTAAATCGTAATGAATATATTCGTGCAACAGCATTATTGCCATCTTTTTCATTTGACCGTTTTTATGATGCAGAGGACTTCAATATTAAGCTACAATCGGCTTTTGTGAAAAATGAAGATCGAGACATTATGTTGAAAGTTGTTGGCAATATTCGTGAGGAAAACGTAAAAACAGTTGGTGATGATGGGGTATCCCAAGCCGTACAAGCAAAAGTGGGAGTGGCTACTGTAGCAACAGTGCAAGTGCCCAATCCGGTAGTTTTAAAACCTTTTCGGACATTTGTGGAAGTTGATCAACCAGAAAGTGAGTTTATCTTTAGATTGCAGAATGGACCACGTGCCGCATTATTTGAAGCCGATGGTGGAGCATGGAAACTAACTGCCATGAAAAATATTAAAGAGTACCTACAAGCAGCACTTGAAGAAGAAATTGAAACCGGAAAAATCATTATCATTGCATAATAGGGCGTTTTATACGCCCTTTCCCAAATAGTAAGGAGTGATAAAAATGTTAAATATCATCAAAAACGGCTCATATGACGTTTTAGTAGACTCCGAGATAAATAATACTCAAACAAACATAATCGGTCAAAATGAGTCAATTACACAGCGATACGAGGTATTGAAAGAGCAACTTGATCATGCTTTAGCTGCAAAAGACCAAGCAATCAGTTATAACGCAATTTTAGAGAACCTGCTGTACAAGGCAGAGCAAGAAATCAAAAGGTTGAATGAAGAAATCAACATTCTAACTCGAAAGTAGGGCTAGGGGATGGATATTGTTATTGTTGACGATAGAAAACCGTGGATGAAAGAGGAAGACCGGTTAATGACATGCGCTTGGTTTTGCTCGTTGTATAGGAACTGTAGTAGCAGGTTTGGACATGACTGCAAGCGGCTAGGCGGATCGGAAATACCGAAAATAAGAAGGTGATGTCGAAATGTACGATAAGGAAAAAGTTTATGATGAAGAAATTGCACCATTAATGAGTAAAATTATCGAAATTTGCAAACGTGAAAATTTAGCAATGGCTTCTCAGTTTTATTTGCAAGAGGAGTTTGAAGATGCGGAATACGAAGGTCCAATGTATTGTACAACTGTAATATGTCCCGAAGGAGATACAGAAGGACATGACCAAATAAAACATGTAGCCGGTGCTATGATAAGAAAACGTTAGTTCACAGTTTGAGAAAAACTACAAAAAACCGGGACCACTCCCGGCGAAAGTTATCGACTATAACAATTTTAACACGGGGTGGTCCGATTGAAAATAGAAGAATTAGAGATAAATCCTGACACAATGAAACTTGAAATTGATATAATGGAAGTACCAAAGAACTGTGTGGTTGTAATTAGTGAAGGAAGGGCAAAATTACGTGAATTACCTCCGTTTGGTGAGTATAAAATTATTACTCATCAAGGGAAGGTGAAACGGATGCGGAAGGAAGAGGGAGAAGAGTTTTAATTTAATGGAATAAACTTTAATAAAATCATATACAAATCATATTTTCTTTAATAAAATGTAGGTAAAGATTTTTAGAAAATATGGGGGTATGTGATTAATGAAAGATTATTCTTTAGCAAGAGAACTAAATCAGAAGATTGTCGATGGAATTTTTGATGGTTATCGTGAATATTTAGAGGTTCGTCGAGAAAAAGCAAAAAAATTAAAGGTAAGCGGTGCTTATGCATGGGTGAAAGGAAATCACATCGACCATCATGTAGCTGTAGCATGTGAACCATTTGGAGTTGAAAGTAAACTGGCCAAAGCGGGTTTGACATGGCAATACTTACAATTTAAAAATGATGATGAGGAAATATTATTCATTGTAAAAAACGCAAGATATTTCAATCCAGATCAAGTTGACTTAGGCAAAGACGCAACAGGTAGAACAAGGAATAAGAAAATGTCTTACATGGAAGAACTAATGCAAATTAATTCAGAGATAGATTTTAATGAAGTTCCTTTGGAACATGGGTTTACTAACCAACTTCAACTTGAATTACTGGAAGATGTTTATTTAAATGAGGATGTTAATAAAGAAATTGCTAAAATAAAATCTAAATATAAACGATTTTATATCGTCACATATAAAATTGATGAAAATCAACAAATTGAGAAAATAAGTTTATGGTTGCCTAATCCTGCCAATAATAAAGCATATCCAGTTGAAGATTTAACTAAATACATCAATGCAACACATGCAATTAGCATTGATGAAGAGTTAAAAAATGTTCTGGTAAATGATAATAGTTCAGAAGTAAATCTGGATGCTCATGTTTTCGGAATTGCATTAGATGATGATGCAAAGAAAAAGGAGAATTGAAGCCAAAAAATGGGGAGGTATAGCCTGTGTTTATTGGTAAAAGTTTAACCAACATAAGGATTCTTCACGATATGAGCAGAAGTCAATTAGCAGAAAAAGTTGGTGTAACTGAGCAGGCTATTTGGCAATATGAAAATGGTTATACATTTCCAAAATTAGAAGTGGTAAATAAATTAAAAACAATTTTTAATGTAAAAGCGACATATTTTTATCAACCTGACCTGTTAAATAAAGTAGATATGAACAATATACAAATACAAAATATTGCATATCGATCAGAGACGATTAATTCACTTAGTAAATCCCAAAGTGAATTAATGCATGTAAGGTTTATTGACGCCTTCCTAAAAAATATTGAAACGAAAATAAATTATCCAAAAAATTTACTTTTGGAATTGAGAAGAGATGTAATTGTATTTTTAAAAAATAATTCAGAAATGGATAGGAAACATCAAATAAAGTATATTGCCGAATTAGCCCGGAATAGAATTGGATTAGGGGAAGATTCAAATAAAAATTTATTATTTCTACTTGAGAAGGCTGGAGCGTTTATTTTTGAAAAAGAAATCGGGGATAAGATTGATGCCTATAGTTTATGGACTGAAGAAGATAGAGCATATATAATATTGGGCTCCGTTAAAAAGTCTGCGGTTAGAAGAAACTTTGATTTAGCGCATGAATTAGGACATTTGCTTTTACACTACAAGGTAGAGTTTACAATGCTGGATAAAAAATCATATAAGACCGTTGAAGATGAAGCAAATTCTTTTGCAGGTGAATTTTTGTTACCAGAAAATCAATTTAGAAAAGATTGTGAGGGGATTGCAAAGGTATCTAATCCTGATGCATATATTGATATAAAACAGAAATGGAATGTATCTTTACAAGCAATTGCAATAAGAGCATTTAAGTTAAACCTTATCAATTATCAACAATATCGCTATTATTATATGCTGATAAACAGAAAGGGCTATAAGATTCTAGAGCCATTAGATGATAAAATTCCAATAGAGCGACCAATGAAGATTAAAAGTATCTTACGATTACTTTTCAACAATAATATTTACTCTGTATCAAGTTTGATGAATGATTTAAGAGTAGATCAAGGTTTTTTTACTGTATTGACAGGAATAGAGGAGGAATTTTTTGAAGCATATCGAGAACTTGAAAATAAAAGCTTCTCATTAAGTGAATTAGGAATTAAGGGAGGAAAATAAGTTCTACCAGCCATCTGGAGGACACTGAATGAACGCTTTACGCGTCGTTTGGTGCCCTTTTTTAATTGTTGGATAAGGGCAAATGCTCTTGGAAACAAATTTACCGAAAATCAATATTTTTGGCAACGAGGAGGGACAGGAATTGCGGAATAAAAAATTTTGCGGCAATTGCATTTGGGTAAGCAATGACGGTCTGTGCCCGTTTTCTGGATGTCCTAAGCTATTTGGCTGGCTGGCTGACAAAAAAGCAGAGGAGGGGCGGAAAAGATGAATAAAAAGGAAATTGAGGAGATACTAAAGAATTATCACTGGATGTTGAATAGTATCAAATTAGAACGTGAAGCACTTAAGCAAATGGGTGATAACATATCGGCACAATACGGTATTGAAGCCTCTTTGCCAAAAGCGCATGGGAATAGCAGTGATCCGGTATTTCAAGAAGTTGTTCGACGTGGTAAACGATGGAAACGAATTGAGCGTTACGAAAGAGAAATTAAAGTGATTCAGGACAGAATTGATAGAATTACAGACGAACGAGAAAACGAAGTACTGTATTGGTTACTCGAGGGAAAAAGTTATCGCTGGATTGGTCAACATATGGGGTTATCCTTTTCTCATATCAAAAGAATTCGAGATTCGATTGTTGATAAATTATCCAATGAAACAAATGGCACAAATGGCACAAAGGAAACGAATTTCAGAAAACAAAAATCTGCATGCTAAAATTGGAGGCAGGACGGGGAGGAAGATAACAAAGTGCTTCCTCTATTTTTGTTTGAAAAAAACTCATAAATATTTAGCTAATAACAAAGGATTTTGCCTCCTTTTGTCGAATCTAGTAGACGAGGGAGGTTAAATTTATGAAAGAATCAATTAATACAAATATATCTAATGAAAGTAGCAATTTTATTTATAATTTAATTGAAATGACCAGGAAAAGTGATAAGGAATTCCAAAAATTCATTGATTATCATTTGTATCCTAAAAAATCACCTTTAAGTTTAGAAGTTATTAACAAAAATATTAAAACATTAAAATTAATGGACAGTAATCAAAGATTAATTGTTAAAGCAAGAGCAAAAGAATTTGCAGAGTCAAATGACCCGTCAAAATATTTCCCTTCTCTTTTGGTGATATTCGGATTTATATTTAATTTATATAAATTAGTAGAAAAAATAGATAAAAAACTCGGTCTGGTTTTTAATGTTTTAGTTATTTCATTTTTTGCGATTTTTTCAGCCCATTTATTTTTTAAAACTGTCAAAATACGTTCAACTGCTGTATTTTTTAACACACTTATAGATACAGTTTTTGACACGGAGGTGGACGGTGATGTGATGTGAGCAAAGGAAGAAACAAAGGTGGCAGACGCGGGAAATACCTTGATTGGATTACAGACGAGGGATTGATAAAAATTGAAGGATGGGCGAGAGACGGTCTTACCGATGATCAAATAGCCCAAAACATTGGGATTAGACGTGAAACTTTATACGATTGGAAAAAGAAATATCCTAACTTTTCTAACGCCCTAAAAAAAGGCAAAGAGGTTGTTGACCGTCAAGTCGAGAACGCTTTGTTAAAACGTGCATTGGGGTATTCTTATGACGAGGTTACGCATGAACGTCAATATAACAAGGAAAAAGATGAGATTGAGCTTGTCCCTGTAAAGGTTGTCACGAAACAGGTGGCTCCAGACACGACAGCTCAAATATTCTGGCTGAAAAATAGGCGGCCGGATAAGTGGCGGGACCGAAAAGAGTTGGATGCTAACGTCAATCATTCTAATAATCCATTCCAGGAGCTTTCCGTGGAAGAGCTGAAAAAGCTGGCTGATCTGGATGAATAAAAATGAATATATCAAGCTACAGGCTAAACTAGAACTTGCCAGACGTGAGTTCTTTTATTTTTGCCATTCATTAGCTCCAGACTTTTACAAGCCAGATAGAAAGTTTCTGATTGATCTATGCAACAGCATGCAGGAGTTTTATTTTGGTGATGATGACGTTCTAGTCATTAATGTTCCACCAAGACATGGGAAGTCGTTCACGGCCAGTCATTTAGCCCAATGGATATTTGGTATCAATCCGGCTGAAAAGATTATGACAGGGTCCTATAACGAAACCCTGTCGACTGTTTTCAGTAAACAGGTCAGGAACTCCATTCAAGAGATTAAAGCCCATGAAAACAAAATAGTTTATAGTGACATTTTCCCTAATACGAGAATCAAGCAAGGCGACGGGGCTATGAATTTATGGAGCCTAGAAGGACAGTACAACAACTACCTTGCTACCTCCCCTACAGGTACAGCTACGGGGTTTGGAGCAAGTCTTTTAATCATAGATGATTTGATAAAAAGCGCAGAAGAGGCATTCAATGCGGCTGTACTTGAAAAGCATTGGTCTTGGTTTACTAATACGATGCTCTCCCGGCTGGAAACAGGCGGCAAGATCATCATTATCATGACCCGATGGCATTCTAATGATTTGGCAGGTAGAGCATTGAGAGAGCTTCCAGAGTTGGGGTATAAAGTTAGGCACATCAACATGAAAGCCGTCCAGGATGATGGTTCCATGCTATGTGATGATATTTTAAGTAAGAAGGAATATGAACAAAAAACAAGCGCCATGAGTCCAGAAATAGCCAGTGCCAATTATCAACAAGAACCAATTGATATTAGGGGTAAACTATACTCCCATTTCAAAACTTATAAAGCGAGTGATATGCCAAGTTTCAGACGAATCAGTTCGTACACGGATACAGCTGATACGGGCTCTGACTTCTTGGCATCGTTTATTTACGGGGAAACTTTTGATAATGAGGCTTATATTCTTGATGTTATTTATACAAAGGAGCCAATGGAAGTGACGGAACCATTACTAGCTAAAAAACTGTATGAAAATAAGGTTAATTTAGCTTGGATTGAATCAAATAACGGCGGTCGTGGGTTTGCTCGAAGTGTAGAACGGATCCTGAAAGATAAATATCACTCTAACAAAACGAAAGTTAATTGGTTCCATCAAAGTAAAAACAAGGTTGCTAGAATCCTATCCAATGCTACATGGGTAATGGAACACGTGTACTTTCCGGAATTTTGGCGTAACAAGTGGCCAGAACTCTATAATGCGTTAACGACCTATCAAAAAGAGGGAAAAAACGCACATGACGACGCGCCGGACGCATTAACAGGAATTGCGGAAAAAATGGGGAAAACCATTCAAGTAAAAACATTCAAAGGAGGGCTGTAAATGTCCGTATTTATTTTTCCGGCAGAAGAGGAAATTACTGCCGAGGTTGTACAAGATTTTATCGAACAACACCAAGCAAAATTACCTAGGTATCAAAGGCTAAAAAATTTGTACGAAGGTAATCATCCGATTCTACACCAAGATGATAAGCCAGACTACAAACCTGATAATAGGTTAGTCGTTAACTTTGCCAAATATATTACAGATACATTTAACGGCTACTTTATAGGTATTCCGGTTAAAGTTAGCCATGATGATGAGAATGTAAACGACCGAGTGGACGAGTTTTTAACCAGAAATGATATGGATGACAATATTGCTGAACTTAGTAAAATGACAAGTATTTATGGGCATGCATTTGAGTTCCTTTACCAAAACGAGGAATCCGAAACTTGCTGTACTTATAGTGATCCAATGGAAATGTTTATTGTTTACGATGATACGATTGCCGAAAAACCGTTATTTGCTGTTCGGTATTATAACACTGACGATGGTATAAAAGGTCAGCTATTTACAAGAGAACAGGAGTTTACAATTTCAGAAGGAAAAGACGGAATTGTGTTAACTGACGAAAAGCCGCACTATTATGGTGATGTCCCGGTTATCGAATACATCGAAAATGAAGAACGTCAATCAATCTTTGAAAATGTTGAAGCACTTATTAATGCTTATGACAAAGCGATATCAGAAAAAGCGAATGATGTTGACTATTTTGCCGATGCTTATATGAAAATTTTAGGCGCTGAGATAGACGAAACGACCATCCAGAACATCCGTGATAATCGAATAATTAATTTGTTTGGGGCTGATGATGTTGCCAAGTTGATTGTTGAATTTATGGAAAAGCCAAACGGTGATGCCAATCAAGAACATTTACTTGACCGAATCGAACGGCTTATTTATCAAACTAGCATGGTGGCCAACATTAATGACGAGTCGTTCGGCAATGCTTCCGGGGTTGCACTCGAATTTAAACTACAACCGATGAAAAACCTCGCTGCTATGAAAGAAAGAAAGTTTGCTAGTGGGATGAATAGACGTTTCAAAATGGTGTTTAACCTTCCTACGAATATGGAACCGTCTAAGAAAGATGAATGGCGAAATCTAAACTATACGTTTACTCGAAACATTCCGCGGAACATATCTGATGAGGTAGATACAGCCGGTAAACTAACTGGAATTGTATCCAAAGAAACGCAGCTTTCTGTTTTATCTTTCGTAGACAATCCAAAACAAGAACTGGAACGGATTCAGAATGAAATTCCGGACAGTTATCCGACCGATGAAAATGGTGATTTTGTAACAGGAGGGGAAGAAGATGTATGACGAAAAACTACTTCATGAAATGATTACGAGAATATCAGAAGCAATGAAAGAAATTGGCGAGTCATTTAAAGAGCTTGCTGAAAAAATTCTTGGAGCTTTTGATGATATCGAAAAAGAAAAACAAAAATACCAACCAGTTAAAACAGAACATCATGTTCCTTTAAAAATCGTTTCGAGGTCGCAAGTGATAAACAGAAAGCCAAGAATTATTTTTGCTAGGAGTAATTGTTGATGGCAACACTATCATACTGGGAACAACGAATGGAGCAGCTCTACAACGCTCAGGACAAAAAGAATAATGCTCTTGATAAGAAGCTAAGAAAAGAGTATCTACGACTGGAAGAAAGTATTAAAAAGGATATTGCCAGTTACTATCAAAAATATGGCACTGATAACGTAATTCAATATCGACAACTAGTATTAAGTCTGTCTCAATCTGAACGAGATTTACTTTACAAAGACATGGAAACTTTTGCCAAAAAATATCCGCAGTATGCAGGTTTAATGCCTGTTCGTGAGTCCATTTATAAGTTAAACAGATTAGAAGGGTTGCAGTTGTCTGTCCGAATGAATTTGACTGAATTAGGAGCGATTGAACAAGAAGAATTCGAAAAGCTGTTAAAAGAGGCTTATAAAAGAGGGTATTTGTCTACGATGAAAGGGTTAGACAATGCACCTTCTTTTTTTAGTGTGAATGATATTTTTTTACAGCAAACACTAAACGAAAAATGGATCAACGGAGCAAATTTTTCAGACCGTATCTGGGCCAATAAAGAAAAACTAATTAATATTTTAAATACAGAAATTCGAGACGGTATTATTCGTGGGGATGATTACCAGCAAATGTCCAAAATCATTCAAAACCGTTTAGGCGTAGGTGCAAATGACGCTTTTCGTTTAGTTCAAACAGAATCAGCTTTTGTTATGGGACAAGCTCAATTACAAGCGTTTAAAGAACAAGGAATTGAACGCTATGAAATAACAGCTGTTTTGGATAGAAAGACAAGTAAAATTTGTCAACATATGAACGGTCAGCAATTTAATGTTAAAGATGCTAAAGTTGGAGTAAACTACCATCCATTTCATCCGCGGTGTAGGACTACAGCAGTTCCTATTGAGAATGGAAATTTTATACAAAGTGAAGATGAATCGTGGTATACTGGTAGTAAGGTTTCCGGTGCATTAAATGATAAAAACGACCCGACTTCAAAAAGACGTGAAGCCCATGCAAAGAGGTATTACGAATCAGTTAGGAACAGGGATAAAGAAATAGAAATAGCCACCATTTCTGCAAATTCTGGTTTGCCGAAAGAACTTGTATTTATAGCGTACACTCATATATTCATAAACGAATATATGTTAGATGGCGAAAAGAAACGATTTGCCCCTGATTATTATATGGCTCAATCTTGGCAGAGATTGCGAGAAGGGAAGGAAATCTTTGAGCATGATTTGTTATTAATTTATCATGAGGCAATAGAATACGATTTAATGGTTAATAAAGGATTAGATTATGAAGAAGCCCATAAGGAAACAAATAAGAAATATAATTATAACGCTAAATTAATTGAATGGTTAGAAGAAAGGGGGGAGTGGTAATTGCTTATCATCCATAAACACGAGGAAAAAGATGATGTGGTAGTATATAGATTCTATCCAGAAGGTGAACTTGAAGGAGATTATGGTTTGATTTCAATCAATAAAATCTCCGGGGAAGTGGATATGGTATTTGCTCCTAATAAGTATTTTGATCACTTCGGTAGAAGAGGATTCCCAAGACTGAGAGAGTATCAACGAAATCAAGAATATAAACAAAAAGATTTAATTGCATGGGGATAGTTAGCACTTAACTGTTAAATGGTTAGGTGCTATTTTTATGCACGGAAAATCGACCTGAGTAAGTCGCTAAACTGCTTATTTATTATGCAAAAAATCAATCGTACACGGGTATTTGAACACGGCTAGAGTAATTTCATCCTGTCAGTCGTAAACGGGCTAAATTCGGCGTGTTTGGGGCTTGATAGAATGACATAACAATAGCGTGTAAGATACGTGTGTGGGATAGGAGGAATTTAAAAATGATAATGTTGAATGAGTATTTATCACAATATAGAAAACAACCTTTAAAAATGGACTTACAATTTTTCGCTGAACCCGGTGAACTAGACGACCCGGTAAAGCCACCGAACCCTGAGCCAACTCCTGAACCGACTAAGAAAATCGAGTTGACGGAAGAGGAATTATTAAAACGGATTGAAAGCGAAACGGATAAAAAGCTGGACAAGGCTTTGAAAACCGCCCGTGCAAAATGGGAAGAAGAGTTTAAAGCAAAGATTGAAGAAGAAAAGAAAGAAGCTGAACGCCTTGCTAAACTTTCCGAAAAGGAACGTAAAGAAGAGGAACTCAAAAAACGTGAAGAAGAGTTAAACAAACGACTCCAAGAACTAGAACGGAAAGAGCTAAAGACAGAAGCAATTGCAGATTTAACTAAAAAAGGTTTGCCGGGTGAATTTGCTGATTTTGTTCTTGCTGAAAATGCTGAAAAAACGCTTGAAAACATTAACATGTTTAAAAAGGCGTTTGATGAAGCCGTTGCGGAAAAAGTCAAAGAAGCATTAGCCGGGAAACCGCCGAAAGTAAATCAAAACTCAGGCTTTAAAAACCCGTTTAGTAAAGAACATTGGAATTTAACAGAACAAGGGAAACTCTTTAGAGAAAACCCTGAACTTTACAAGCAATTACAGGCACAAGCCAATAAATGATTAGGAGATGATTAATCTATGCCAACACGCTTAGAAGATGTAATCCAACCAGAGGTATTTACGCCTTATGTTATCCAACGAACTATGGAACTATCCGCACTTTGGCAAAGTGGAATTGTTGTAAATGATCCGCAGTTTAATGAGTTAGCAAGCGGACCAAATACGCTAGTCAATATGCCTTACTGGAATGACCTTACAGGTGAATCTGAAGTTATGGACCAAGACACGGATTTAACGGCCAAAAAGATTACTGCAAGCGTAGATGTAGCGCGTAAACACGGACGCGCCAATATGTGGGGAGCGAATAACTTGGCAGCGTATCTATCTGGCGCAGATCCGATGGGAGCGATTGGCGATTTAGTCGCAAACTATTGGGCTCGCGAAATGCAGAAAATTTTACTTGCAACGTTAAAGGGTGTTTTTTCGGCTTCCAATATGACAAATAAAGTACTTGATATTACCGGTGAAACTGGACAAGTTTCGCTGATTTCTGGAGAAACCTTTATTGACGCAAACCAAGTAATGGGAGACGCCAAAGACGCTTTAACTGGCGTCATGATGCATTCTGCTGTTGAAGCTTACCTTGCAAAACGGGACTTAATTGAATACGTTCAAGAATCCCAGGGCTCTGTCCGTATCCCATACTTTATGAATAAACGTGTCATTGTTGATGACGCTATGCCTTACGATACGACTAACAAAATCGGTGAAGCCTACTTATTTGGTTCGGGCGCAATCGCATTAGGCAACGGTTCCCATTCGGACATCATTGAAACAGAAATTGACCGTGACAAACGCAGTTCTTCTGGTCAAGACTACCTGATTAACCGGAAATTGTTTATTTTACATCCACGTGGAATCAAATGGACAGAAGCAAGTGTAGAAAAAACTTTCCCTACAAATGCAGAAGTCGAAAACGGAGCTAACTGGAGCCGTGTTTATGAACCCAAGGCAATCCGGGTTGTGAAGTTCAGATTCCGAACCGAAGTTCCTGCCGGTGTATAAGGAGTGAATCCGGATGGCGTACAAAGTGATTAAACCTTTTATAGATCTACAAGATAATGGCCATGTGTATAATGCGGGGGATGACTTCCCCCGTGAAGGTTTAGAAGTTTCAGATGAACGAATTCAACAACTTATAACGGTTAATAACAACGCTAGACAAGTCTTCATTAAAAAGGTTGGTGAATATAATGCTCAAGAAGAGGTAAACGAGTTTCCTAAGCACACTGGTGGCGGATGGTATCTATTATCGAACGGTGAGAAGGTCCAGGGGAAAGATGAAGCAGTCGAGGCAGAAAAAGCATTGAAAGCCGGTGAATAATCATGGTGATTAATAAACGTGTAAAAATTCGTATACCGGATATAAATGACGATCTATTGAACGAATTTGTTCAAACAGCAACGGATCGGATTAAATTGCGCCTAGGTTTGGCTGATTTTCCAACCGAACTGGAATCCATTGCCGTTGAAGTTGTATGCGCCATGCACAATCGTAAATATCACGTAGGAATCAAAAGCGAAAATGCTGATACTTTTAGCGTTTCTTTTGTTGATGATATCCTATCAGAATACCAATCCGACTTTGATAGATACCTAGCGATTAAAGAAAAACAGGAAAACCAAAATAGAGGGGTGTTGAGATTCTTATGATTTTCAAACCCCTCTTTTTGTTTGCCAAACAAGAAACGGGAAAAGATGCTTTAGGCAATCCAATTTATGAATTGGTACAAATTGGAAAGTCAGAAGGTCGTTTCTCATCGTGGACGAGTGAAGAAATTGCGTTGGATGTGAGGAGTGTAACTGTCAATAATCGAAAAATCCTTACTCCATGTACAAAAGAATTATTGGAACAAGCAGACAAAGTACAATTTGAAGGCTTGTATCACTCAATTAACGAGATTAAAGGTGATGATACCACACGATGGAGAATCCTAGTAGTAAATCGCTATGGAAGTGAAAAACTGTGAAAATTGAACTCATTGGAACCGAAAAGCTTGCGAGAAAGCTACTTGAAAAAAGTGCTACAGATTTTCAAGCTGTCGCTGAAAAAAATATTCGTGATATTTATACGAGGTCACAAAAAGAAGGCGGCACTCCCGTTGGCGATTACAAAGGCGGCGGTCAATTGAGAAAATCAGCTCGTTATCGTAGTGATGAGATGGGATATACAGTACATTATGCGCCGCACGTTGAGTACGGGCATCGTACTCGCAATGGTGGCTTTGTTCCAGGTCAATTTTATCTAAAGAAAAACGTAGACGAACAAAGGCCAATCTATAGACAGGATTTAATAAATAAGTTAAAGGAATGATTTTATGTATGCAAGGTTAAATCCAACTCAAGTCCGAGCAGCTTTAATTAAAAGAATTCAGGAATATACAGGAAAACCTTGTTATGATAAGGTGCCACAAAATGCAACGGTCCCTTTTTATGCCGTTCCAACTGTTCTACAAAAGGCAAACGATAGCAAAACAATGGCTCGTGATACGTTTGAAATACTAATCCATGCTTTTGCTGATGGTTCATCATCTGTAAATATTGACAGCATGACAACAGCGCTCTATGAAGCTTTTTCAACCTACATCGAGTTAGATGGATACGAGGTTACGCTTCAGCAATTCGATGGAGTGAACCAGATTTTAGAACAAGAAGATGGCAGTGACATGGCGGTTGTTAGTTTGAGAATTACTGTTTTGTACGGATTTAAAATGAAAATTTAGGAGGTTTTGACGACAATGGCAGGAGAGGCAGAATTAAAAACACAATTAACCAATCAATTGTATAATGCAATCGCAGGGAAAGATATTATTCTATCTATCTGGGATTCTACAGGTTCTAAACTATTGGCTATCGCTGGGCAACAAGGGCTTACAATCAACCGTGATAAAGACACTATTGAGGTTACGGCAAAGGATAGCCACGGTGGTTGGAAACAGTTTTTAGGAGGGCTAAAAGAGTGGTCCATTGATAATGATGGTGTATATGTACGCAGTGATGATTCACATAAGCTACTAAAAGCCGCATTTAATGGTGATGATCCGATTTTAATTAAAGTCACAAATCAAAAGACACAAAAAGACATGTTCGGGGGGCTGGCTATTTTAACAAGTTACCCAATAGAAGCACCATATGATGACGCAGTAACTTACACAGCTTCCCTACAAGGCACAGGGGAATTAGTAGATTTAGAGGATACAGAACAAACACCAGAAGTTTAAGGAGGATGACATATGTTTACCGTTGATGGAGTTGTATATACTTTAAAGTTTAATACGCAGAAATTAAAAACAATCGAAACAGTTACAAAAACAAGTGTGATGGGTGAAATTGTAAAAAATAATGGTGCTTTACCATACGGACTATTAGAAAGCCTCTTTTCTTTTGCGTTGGTTGAAGAAAAGACAAATGAAGTCGTTCCACAAAAGCAAGCAACAGAAATGTTTGAAAAAGTGGTACAAGAAAACGGGCTGATGACAACAAACGCAGCCATCATTGAGAAATTCCAAAAAGATATGGGTTTTATGTTCCGGTAGAACTCGTAGAAAGCGAGCTGCCGCATTATGAACCGACACCGAACGATTTACGATTAGTAAAGCTAGCCGAACCATTTCAAGCCGAAATGGAGCTAGCTTTTTTTGTTGTTGAAATCGGTATGTCCAAAAAAGAATATGAATCGTTAACTGAAACTGAAAAAATGTTCATCCGAAAACGACATGAACAGAAATTTATTAACGAAACAACATGGCTAAGAAATGCCGTTTTAAATGCAACAGTTAATGCAAATCGAGGGAAAAACAAGAAATTTAGAGACTTGTTCCCGAAAAAGTCACAAAGAGTGGATAAGGAATATAACGAAAATGCCGTTAAGACTATTCTCAAAATGGAAAAGGAGAACGGCAAAGGTTGGGTGGACTTAATCTACCGAAGAAATGGAATGAAACCTCCACAGAAGGGAGGAAACTAGATGGCGGATTATGTATTAAGCGCAAAAATTACCGGTGACGCTACAGGTTTTACAAAAGCTTTTCAAAAGGCACAAGAAACTTTAGATAGCGTATCAAGTAGAGTAAAAGCAGTCGGAGAAAAACTGAATGATTTCGGACAAAAAGCCACAATGGGCGGTGCTGCATTAACCGCAGGGATTACTTTGCCTTTCGTTAACGCGATAAAGACAACAGCAGATTTCGACAGCGCTATGCGAAAAGCCGGAGCGATTGCCGGGGCAAGTGCTAAGGAATTAGACGCAATGACAAAAGCAGCATTAGATTTAGGTGCTAAAACTTCATTGTCTAGTTCTCAAGTTGCAGATGCTATGACCGAAATGGCGGCAAAGGGTTTTAATGCGAAACAAGTAATTGCGGCCATGCCGGGTGTAATTAGTGCCGCAGAGGCGAGTGGCGAAAATTTGGCGTTGGTAGCCGATACAGTATCCAGTGCATTGAATGCTTTTGGAATGGAAGCAGCCCAGGCAGGTAAGGTGGCTGATGTTTTAGCGATGACAGCAAATAAGACAGCTGCTGGTGTGGCTGACTTAGGTTATTCATTCAAATATGCGGCACCTATTGCTAAAACATTAGGTATCAGCATAGAAGAGCTATCAGCTGCAACCGGCATTATGGTCGGTCAAGGTTTAGCTGGTGAGCAAGCAGGAACCACTTTACGGATGGCTTTGATAAGACTTTCAAAACCAACAACAGAAGCAGCTGAAGCAATGGCAGCAATGGGATTTAGTGCGTTAGATTCTAACAATCAATTTAAACCGTTAAATCAAATTATTGGTGAACTAAATTCTAAACTTGCTGGTATGACAGAAGCACAAAAACTGGCTACCTTATCAACTATTTTCGGTACAGAAGCAGCTTCAGGAATGTTAATTCTTTTGAATGAAGGTCAAGAAGAATTGGTAGGCTTAACAAAGGAGCTCGAGAATTCTGCCGGTGCAAGCGCGGAAGCAGCGGCACAAATGAAAGCTGGTATTGGTGGAGCATTAGAAAACTTATCCGGAGCGATTGAGTCGGCAACTATATCTGTTATGAGTCAGTTAACACCTCTTATCACTGATATAGCCAAGTGGATTACAGGCGTGGTTGAAAAGTTTAATAGTTTAGATGATGGAACAAAGAAAATAATCGCCATGGCAGCCGGTATAGCCGCATTAGCCGGTCCTGTACTAACTGTTATAGGAGTCATGTCTATCGGCCTTGGCGGACTTGTAACTGCGTTCGGCTTTTTAATAAGCCCGATTGGTTTGGTTATTGCCGCAATCACTGGGTTAGCCGCGGTTTTTGGCTACCAAATGGCGACGAATGAGACGTTTAGAAATAATGTTGTTTCAGTATTCAGTGCAATTCAAGAGAAAATAACCGGAGTGATTAACACAGTGATTCCCATCATTCAAGGATGGTGGACAACTCTACAACCGATAATTGCAAATATCGGGTCCATGATTAGTAATGCATTTTCAAACATTGATTTTGGAGCCGTATTAAGTTCGGTTGGTTCTAAGCTTGGCGCTGTATTTTCTACCGTATCCGGCATTGTTCAGGCGGTATGGCCCGTGGTTCAGTCGTTTTTCTCGAGTATTTTACAGGGTTTCCATTCTGCTGGCGGTGTAGGCAGTGGATTTGGTATCCAGTTGGCTTCCCTATTCATGGGACTAAATCCAATTATTAAAGGCGTCATTGTATTATTCCAAAATTTTGGTCAACAAATTGTTAGTGCATTCCAACAGGTTTCTGCCATGCTTATTCCTGTCGTTTCGACAATTGGAACGGCATTAGGAGAGATTGCTGCAACCGTCATTCCGGTATTTATGAGTGCTTTGCAAACACTTATTCCTGTAGTTATTCAAGTAGGAATGGCTTTCATGAATATCATTCAAATGGTTTTACCAGTTTTAATCTCACTGATTAATCAGTTAGTGCCAATCATTACGCAAATTGTTATGGTAATTGCACAAATTGCAGCACAATTAATGCCGTTGGTAGCAATGTTAATCAGTTCACTGTTACCCGTGCTGGTAAATCTTATTGCAACAATAATGAACATCGTACAGACAGCAGCACCTGCATTTATTGCAATTATTAACGTCATTATGCAAGTTGTTCAGGCTTTAATTCCTGTTTTTATGAGCATTGTAACGGTGGTTGTAAATGTTGTCGCTAACATTATTTCAGCGATTACACCTATTGTTGCTTTTATTGGTGGTATCATTAACGCAATCATGGCCATAATAGCTCCAATTGTTGCATATGTGGCTGGGATTATTGCTAGCGTGATTGCAGTCATTCGCCCAATCATTAATGTTGTAACCGGAATATTTAACACGGTCTTTTCTGTCGTGTCTGGAGTCTTTCGAAACATCGTTACATTTATCGGTAGCGCAATTAATGGGATTAGTTCGGTTATCAGCGGTATTAGTTCGGTTGTTTCAGGTGTATTTAATTCAGTTTTCAGCATCGTTTCTGGAGTTATGAACCGGGTGAGTTCGGTCGTGACTGGAGTGTTCAGTGCAATTCAGGGCGCTTGGTCAGGATTGACGGGCTTTGTGTCTGGCGTTTTTAGCGGGATCGGTAGCGCGGTCCAAACGCTCGTAAATCAAGTGAAGGGCTTTGTAAATGGCGTCATTAGCGGTATTAATGCGGCCATTGGGTTGATTAATAAAATTCCAGGAGTAAGCATTTCCAGGATTCCTCATCTTGCTCGCGGAACGGACGATTGGGCAGGAGGATTCGCAAGAATCAACGAGGGTGGACGAGGTGAATTAGTTAATCTACCTAATGGCGCACAGGTTATCCCACATGACGTAAGTATGAAATACGCAAGGGAGGCAGCAAAAAATAGTATCGAGGTATCCCAAAGAGACCGTGGGAGAACTCGATACCCAACTAGCCAGTTCGGAGATGTTCATGTCACCATACCTGTTTCTGACTTAAACGAAATGAGAATCATATATGACTTTTTTGACAGGCTAAAACAAGAAGCTAGATCAGTATAGAGAGGAGGTAAAACATGCCAACTCAAAACTTTCGTGTTGGTGAAATGCTGAATAAGCGCACAAGAAATAGTAAAACATGGATCAACTTCGACGGCTCGTACACAACCGAAATCTATAGTGCTCCTGTGCACTACGAAGATGAGAACGGGAATCTACACAACATTGACACGGACTTGTATGACGAATCCGACCTCGACAAAATCGACTTTCCTGTCGCTAAAGAGGGGGCCGAAGTGTTTCGAATCATGCGAACAGCTTGCCGAAACATGAAAAAGAAAAACATCCTTGACCGTGAATTGATGGACTATCAAGGGTTGAAAGTGCCGTTTGATTGTCGGATTCCGCGGAACTTCAAGCGTGGATATACGGTCGGGAAAGGTGAAAACAAGCTGCGATTCATTCCTGTTGGAGCTAGCACAGCGAAAGGATACATCGAACAAGAACGAAAAAATTGTGTGCACTACCAAGACGCATGGAACGACGTAGATGTGCGTCTGGAACTTCTGCCGACAGGCATAAAAGAAACACTGGTCCTAAAAAGTGACCGTGCCCCTGTTTCTTTTTCTTTTGAAGTGGATGGTCCGTTGGAAGATGACTTGACGGCCGGGAATTTGAAACTCCAGCCTGCCTGGTTAGTAGATGCTAACGGCGAGCGTCGGGATGTTGTGCAGACGGTGCGTCGGGAAGGAGATAAAACGTATGTGGACCTTGTTGCGGACGTAACAGGACTCACATATCCAATTGAGATTGACCCAACGACCACAATACAAGTAGGGTCAGATTATTCAGCATGGTTTCAATTTGGCTATGACCCTGACAGTGGATATACCGATGAAACAGCGTTACATGTTGGAGTTTCGAGTAGTGGTCGAATCTGGGTATCGTGGGTATCAGTAAACTTATCATCTATTCCATCTGGGTCGGTAGTTAATTCCGCTGCTTTTCATCTATATTTTTCCGGAATTCACGATAACGCTGAAACTAATAATTCTATCCCTATTCGCAGGATGACGAAAGGATTTAATGGATATGAATCTGTTGCCTCGTCAGTCGTTATATCAGGGGCTGAAATTACTGTAAAAGCATATGAAAGTGCCGGCTGGAAATCGACAAACATCACATCAGTAGTAAGAGATTGGATAAATGGTGTATATCCTAATTATGGATTAGGTATCGGTAACACAGGTGGTTCATACGGTAACCAAAAATCTTTTAACTCACAAAATGCTGGGTCAAATATTCCTTATTTAACAGTGACGTATAATGATCCACCAACCGCCCCAACCGTCACAGCGCCAAATGGCGGGGAAACGTGGAATGCGCAGCATAAGATTGAGTGGAATGCGGCGAGTGATGTATCAAACTTAGTAACAACATATCCAACGACAAGCAATATATCATATATGAATATATTGACCGGAGCTAAAGTCGGGCAGACATTCACAATAGATAATGATAAAGCATGGTTAAAAAGAGTCGGTGTATATTTGAGCGGAGTAACAGGAGAAAACAAAACAATTAAAATAACAGGTGTTGGGGCGAATGGATTGCCAAACGCAACTGTTTATGGGCAAACAACTGTGTTTGTTAAAAACCCACAATGGTATTTTATCAACCTAACAAACCCGACCAAATTCCCGGCAGTAACAAAATTAGCGGTAGAAATAACAAACACCATTAATCAGGTTAGAATATACGGATTAAGTGACTTGAATTATTCGGGCGGTGACCATTTCAGTGATTCATCTATTATTACAGGGTTTACCGCGGCCATTCAGCTTGAATACGATGAAGGCGCACCATCTAGTGCCATTCAATATCATATCCAACTAACAACCAACAACGGTCAAAGTTGGAAAGATATTGTGCCATTAACTTCACCGGGTGCAACATCATACGATTACGATTTTATTAATGAACCGGAAACATCGCTTGCAAAAATCCGTATTCGAGCATATGACGGAACATCATACGGCCCTTGGGATGAGAGCGATGGGGTATTCACGATACAGCACAACCGAGCGCCCACGGTTCCTACGAGTTTTGCACCGAGCGGCGGGATAGCAAAAGACCGTGCTTCCGTGATTCGCTTATCTTGGCAGCACAATGATGCCAACAACGATCCACAGGCTAAATTTGATTTGCAGTGGAGAGCGCAAGGGACTCAAACATGGAACACCGTGACACAAGTGACGACGAATCAGTTTTGGGATGCGCCGGCAAACACATTTCCACGCGGTACGATTGAGTGGCAAGTAAGGACATACGACCAAGCGGGACTTTCATCGCCATATAGCGATACACAAGCGTTCTTTGCAGGCGATAAACCAGCGAGTCCGACTATCACTGATCCTACCAACGGTGCAACCGTTCCTGTGGCCAATCCTGTCGTTCAATGGTCATCCGATGGACAAACTGCATTCACATTGAAAGTTAAAGATATGGGCGGGATTGAGCTTTATCAAATAACTGGGGGAACAAATAAAGCAGTCACCATTCAATATGACTTAGCTAATCGAATAAACTATCAAATAGAGCTAACTATTCAAAATGCAGACGGATTAACAAGTGATCCCGATACAGTCAATATATTGGTGTCCTACACACCCCCTGCAGTTCCGGCTGTGACACCATCGACTGACAGCAAAAAAGGGGCAATAGTGCTTACAATTGATAACCCCGTACCAATTGGAACGGAGCCAAATGTCTCTTATAATAGTGTGTTCAGGCGAAAACAAAGAGAAACACAGTTTATAAGAATCGCAACGAATCTAGCACCCGACACACCGTTTACAGACTATACACCTGCAAGTGACCAGGTCTATGAGTATTTCGTTCGTGCTTGGGGCGAAAACGGGACTTATCGGGATAGCGTCATAGTCTCACAATCTATTATTTTAACAGGTGTTTGGTTGCATGACGTCACCAACCCGGAAGGGGTTTATAACTTTAAACTAGACGGCGATGGTCGTTCTAACGAATGGCAAGCAAAAGCTATCTATATGCAGTTTGCTGGCAGACTTAGTCCTGTGACAGAGTTTTCAGAGCATGAGGATGATGTAGTCAATGCGAAAATTAAAATTATGAAAGACTCTGGTGAACACATAATTTTGGAAAGATTGCTAAAGTCCAAGAACACTCTTTGCTACCGGGACGGAAGAGGAAGGCGAATATTTGGAACCACCACACAGCTGACTTTATCTGACCAAACTTGGGGCTATGATACGGAGATTGCCATACGTCGTACAAGCTACTCGGAGGTGGTCTAGGCATGTATCCTTTAGCACGAAATGGATATACGGAACAAGAGGTTAAAGACGCTCTACACGGCAAATATGGCCCCCGACACATTCGCTTCCGCTATGATTTGTTGGATAGAAACGACAACAAAATCGGTGAGTTGGATTCAGTTGTGGATGGGGAAGTCAGCATGGCTTCCCTTTCTTCAATCAAGAGGACAGCAAAATTCAAGGTGAAAGATAAAGGAGATATCAACTGGCTCACAGATCGTATCCAACCGTTTGTGGAGTTGAAGATACCAGCAAAGGTCGGCGAAGCTACGAAGCCAAGTCAATATATCGAGTTTCCACTCGGCGTGTTTCTTTTGAGCAGCCCGACGAGGAAGGACGAAAACAACTCGGTATATCGTGACGTGGAAGCATATGACGGCACTCTTATTCTGCGTGATGACAAATTTGACACGCGGTATGCGGTACAGGCCGGCACAAACTATCGTCAAGCAGTTATCGACATCCTGTCGAGCGCCGAAATAACGAAGCACAATATTGAGCAAACCGACAAGGTACTGCCTGTCGATATGGAGTTTGAGCCGGGCAAGGAAAAGCTTGAAGCGATCAATACGCTGCTCCGAGCTATCAACTATACACCGATTTTTGTCGATGTGTATGGCTATTTCACGAGCATGACATATCGCAGCCCGTCCATCCGTGCGGCTGAATACACCTATCGGGACGATGAACTTTCTATCATATATCCGGGTATGGAAGAAGAACTTGACTTGTTTAGTGTGGCCAATAAGTGGGTAGTCGTTTGCTCAAATGCTGAGCAATCATTGGTGTCATTGCATACCAACAGCAACCCAAACAGTCCAACTTCTACAGTCAATCGAGGCCGAACAATCGTTGACTATCGCGAAGTGGCCGACATCGCGGACCAGCAATCGCTTGACGCATATGTACAGCGCATTGCATT